TGTTGTCAGTCGGTTGCTCCTCTAATCGACTTTTTGACTCCTCCCAAAACTAAGGCCCCTTGGATTTCTCCTTGGGGCCTTTTTCTTTATGAGTTTTTACCCCATTGATGACAGAGGTAGTCTTTAACTACCCACCTATTCCCCTCTAGGGTCTGTATACCCAGAGCTAAGGATTTAAGACAAACATCCTCTGAAGTATATAAAACAGATGGGGATACACTCTTACAAGTCGTTGTGTCTAAATGACAAGTAAGTATTATTGCAGTCCACACATAAAACTCCTTTCATGTTATTCCTCTTCTATCATGGCTGCTATTGCAGCATATATGTTTGAGATTGCCTCTTGCTGTTTTATAACTATCCAAGACAACCATAAAGTGACACCTAAATGTGCCAATACCAAAACTTCAAAAACAGTAACGTCAATATTCATTTATGTGACTCCACCCATCGTTTCCGTAATCTATTAAGATACCATAAAGCTTTGTCAATATCTTCTAAACCATTCTTGTATTCACAACGCCACATGTACTTCAGGACATTTGCAGCATGAGGTGCTATCTTACCTGACATATTTTCCGTCATAGCCTCTATAGCATCAATACATTCGATACCTGCTTGATTGTAGTGTACTGGTTTATTGACAGGATCTACTTTACTGTCAATCTTACCTAAGTCCCATTTCGCCATGTCACACCTCAATTAACTGAGCTATGGTGAAGGGTATGTGAAAGAACAGTTCGCCCTTCTGAATGTTTCTGCCCTTAGCTTCCTTCAGGCTATCCTCTCTTAACAGGGTATCTTTAATTCTCCAACACTGCTTAAAGTCTTTCCTGAAGATGTAGAAGTTAAGGACACCTTGTTCATCCTCATACTTCTTTAAAAGTCTTTTCTTTCTCTCTGGAATGCGTATTTCCTTCCAGTGCGTAGGCCAATCATGCTCCCAAGCCACTTTTACTTCAGCTTCATTGAAGTATGTCTGTTCATTTTTCTGCGACACAACGTCAGCAAAGAAGTCTTCCGTTTGACTTACAATAGTGTGGCCCCTCTTTTTCAAGAGGGACACTAGAGTTTCTTTAGCTTTCTGGTCGTAAGCTTCATACAAAGCACGATTGAAGGGTTTTCTTACTGTCATGTAATATCCACTATCTCACACACATCACCAGAACAAGCCATTGTTTGACTACCTGCTGTGTTATCTTCTTTCTCATACTCTGAAAGTTCAGACCAGTCAATGCTCTTAGGCATAGTGGCTAACAATTCTTCGTACTCTTCCTTAATGCAATCCTGATAAGGCGCTTGTTGATAGGTATGATCTGAGTGAGGTAAGAACGACACCCCTGACATCTCATCAAAATGCTCATACACAAAAGCACCCACAGACATCCACTCACTATCACGAACTGATATTGTCACGGAAGGTTTGTGTTCACACCACGACCTTTGATACGTTAGCCATGTCTCTAGTTGCTCTATGGCTGTCATATCGTTCCTAGTGATTGCCCCTGCCGGTGACTTGACGGGGAAGCTGAACACAGTTGTTGTAGAACCCTTCATAACACAAGGCTCATTAGGGATACCTCTATCAATCATAAACTGTGTCAGGGGATCTTTATTATCACCACGCACAGTACGGATATAATAGGGACTGTGGCGAGCATGGATTCCAGAACTGCTGTCAACAAGTTGTGAAACCGTCCCACTTGGTTTGACGCATGTAATCGCAGTAGAACGAGGTATACCAAGACGGTCAGCCCATTCAGTATTAGTATCAACAGCCACGGAACGTAAATGCTCAAGGGTCTTCTTTAGCCCCCTGTTTTCTGAAGTTGTCAGTCTATTATCCATTATCCCTGTGAGTGACACACCGAGCAATCGTTCTTCTTCTGTATTGTTAGTCCACACCTTTCGCAGGTAAGGGAACTTTGTGTATGATGATTGGATTGTTCCCAGAATAGTTGCCAGACGGACTTTTCGTTCCAGATCTTCAAGATTGTCTGTAGTACGTATGACAACTTCTGTAAGATTACAGAACTGATTTGGGCGAAGAATGATTTCGCTACACGGGTTAGTCCCAAACTCATAGTTAGAATCTCTGCGACCGTACTTCTCAGCTTGCTTCTTACTTGCTTGACGATTGAATACACCACGTTCTCCAGACTTACTTTCCACTAGAGCTTGCCACTCCCGCATGAATGTCTCCATGTCAGGCTTTTCTGTATATGCTACAGAGTTATTAGCTAATGCTCTATAACCAAAACGATAGATATTTTTTTCAGGTTCATCCCACCAAGCACCAGACTTAGCATGACGTAAACGATCATCGGAAAGGTTAGACAAAGAGATCATAGCGCTACGGCGTACACTACCTACAACGACTACTTCACCAATCTTACACATAAGATCATGGCACTCAATGCTGGATAGTTTGCGGTCTTGTGCGCCCTTAAATGTTTTGATAGTAAAATTAAACAACTCAACAAGTGGTTCTGGACCTGACGCCCTACCACCAAACGTCTTTAGCCTTGCACCAGCAGGGCGTACCAAACCTATATCCCATTGAGGTATCTCACCAGCCCAAAGGAGTGCCAACAGTTGTCTGAAAGCTTTAGCCCAACCTTCCTTACTATCCTTAACAACGATTGTAGTCTCACTGTCGAACAGTTGAGGAATTTCAGGGAGCTTACTAATATATTGTCTCTCGACACTGAACCCGACACCAGTACCACACAACAAGATGAACATAGCCTCATCGAAGGACTTAGGGTCATCTACGGGTAGGTAACTACAGTTATACCCTGCTGTATTGTCTCTCTCTAATGCCTTACCAGCGGTCATCATAGCTCGCATAGAAGGCATAACCTCTAGATCTAGGATGGCGTCACGTATTTGATTGACATAACTATCCTTACCGGCTTTAGGACGTACAACATTGTCCATATACCGTTCTACTGTTTCAGACCAGTCTTCACGACCTTTACCATCAAAGTACTTTGCATAGCGAGACTTTGCTATGAAAGTTTGATAATCTGTCGGCAAATAATTATTTTTTGACATCCTCTTTACCTCTTATCTGTTATCACCAGAGCCTCTTAGTGTACCACGTTCCATGCGACCGTCAAGCTTTTCCATATTGAGTTCAATAATAGACTTAAGTGTCCCACCATAAAGATTAGCCAAAGCTGTCGTGTAAAACAGGACATCACCTAACTCTTTAAGCAATTCCTCATTTGAATAACGTGCTTTGTCACGTAGCATCTTCTTTACTTTTTCTGCAACTTCTCCAGCCTCTCCAACAAGACCTAAAGTGTTTTCAAAGATACGATCATTACCTTTCGTCAAGATCTTACCCTCTACCCAATCAGAGTACATGTCTAAAATCTCTCTGTATTCTCGCATTGAAATCATTCCTTTTCCCTTTCTGCGTCGAAGGACATCACAGCGATTCCCCCTATGTCTTCTATAGCATCAGTTATATGCTCTTGTAAATCATCTAGGACAGCAGACTCTGACACAGGATGCCAGTATACGGATTTGTCTACTGTTATATGAAGATGTACATTGTAACTATCTTCACGGATCTCTTCTTCATCTTCCATAGCTTACTCTCCCGTAAAATTCTGTCGGGCCTTCATCTTCGACATCAAACAAATACCAAGCACAGTTATCTTTACCAACACTTTTGCTGCCCTCTATCCATTTCACTCTACCGACAGAAACAATCCTTGAACAGTAAAGCATAAACCTTTCTGACTGCTTTGTGTGCATCCAATCAGCATCAAATAAGAGCCAAGTAGGAGCAAACCTGATAAAGTGGTCTATCATAGGGTGGAGTAGTCTTCGGTCCCAAGGGAGATTTGTTATTATGAAGTCAACAGGATCGAAGTCGTAGTCTAGGCAATTAGCTCTTGATACACGGTCACACTGAGGCTCTATGTCTATCGCAAGTGTGCATGACAAATAAGAGTTATCTTCAATATGTTTGATTAATCTACCATCACCAGCACAAGGCTCTGCAAAGTTTCCTGAGAA